ATTTCATTTAGAACCATATCATGGGCATGCATTTCATCCCATTCTTCTACTTCTTCTTTATGTCTTTCAAATGCTTGTTTTAGTTTCTCGTTTGGTTTAGGAGCTTCTTCTTCAGTTTTTTTTTTTCAATAATTTGTGGTTCAACCACGTTTTTAATCCTTTTTTCATTTTTATGTTTTAGCTGTTCAAATGCAAAATTAGCAGCAATTACAAGGGCAATAGCTAAAGGATCAAATACAAATATAATAACCAATAATAGCCAATTAATGATTTGATCCATTGGCTTACCGGTTAAACCAGATAAATATTTTAGTGGTCCTAATTCGCCTGCTATATTAGCATTACTGGTTATCTCAACAATTTCTGTTTCATAATCGAATAACTGTTGGTTTAAGTTGTCTACTCGAGTATTGATTTCAGTTTGACGTTCAATTGCTTGGTCAAGTTGTTTTTCCAATGCTCTTCTAGTAGATGATGAGGTTGTTGTTATTATCTCGCCAGTTTCCCTGTCTTTATACTGTATTACATTGTTAGATAAGCCAGACCTCAGATCCTTCACGGCCTCGTTAATACTTTCTTTTTCATCGTTGTAAACCACAAGTTGTTCCTTAATATTATCCCGTTTGGTTTCTATTAAGGCAATTTGTGCGTCTACATTTCCTGCCAATGCTGCTGTTTCTTGATAAGCAGCAGATAAAAAACCATAAATACCCATACTTGTAATTAGAATTAATATAATACAAGCAACTGAAAGGTAATATTTAAGAAATTTAGGTAGATTTTTTCTATATTGATAGAGTAAAGAGGCAATCACTAACTTAGATACTTCAAGAGAAGCAGCCATTATTATAACAGCAAAAGCTGCTCCTGCAAAAAGCTTACTTAATCCGCTTACGGAGTAAAAAGCAGCTGATGCAGAAACAGATAGTGCTGATAATGCAATTATGAAGGGAAATATCCTAGCTTGAATGTTTTTTATCACAGTATTCAGGTTTGTCTTTAAATGGACACCACCTACAGTTTTTATCTGATGGTAGCTTTGTGTATTCTTTCTGCTTATACATATCGTTCTCGAAACAGTCTTCGATAAATTCATGTAATTGGTGGGTTACACGGTTCATTGTAACTTTACCTGATGATGGTTCAAACGTTTGAATGCGCGAAGCCATCGCTGGGTATTTAGGATCTTTTGGTATTTTACGCTTTACAATAAAATACTTACAATCAATCGATTCAACCGGGATATTATATTGTTCTGCGAAGTAACGCTTATATAGCACCATTTGTGCCGTTTTAATTTTGTTTTCTTTATCCCACTTAGTCCAACCTCTAGTGGATGTTTTGATATCCCAAATACTTACTTTTTGGAGATCTTCATCATAAAATACTAAATCAAGTTTTCCATAAAGCATTATATTAGGATGGTCTTTATGAGGGGGAGTTAGTATAGGCATTTCAACCCCTAATAATCTAGTACCTCGTTTTGAAAAATGCATTTGTCTTCTTTGAATAAAGAATTCTAAAATATTAAGACCATCATTTACAAATTCAGTTAGTTCTTTTTTAGTTGTAAAGTTATCACCGATTTGTTCTTTATAATCACCATACATTTTCATAAAACGTTCTTGAAAATCTTCATAGATAGCAAACTCATCAGCAGCTTTGATTGATTTATTATACATTAAATCAAGATATTCTTGGAGAGTTTCATGCATAGCAGATCCAAATGCTAAATGAATATTTGGCGGTTGACGCATTTTATCAATATACATCAATTTCCACTTATGTGGACATTCACTCCAAGCTGAAAATTGGGTGTATGAAACCATTTTATACTTGTCCCAGTCCATTTCTGGAACAACTGTTTTTTCTATATTCTCTAAAATCATTTGAATTTTCCTTGTTGTACAATTTGGCCTATAATTCCATACACACTAAGGTCTTTAAATGTATCTTCTATAGATTCCCCCACAGTATCTGGTTCACCTAATACTACTAAATTTTTTAATCTTTGTATTTTATCATTCATCCTAAACCATAACCCAGTGAGGGATAACTTAATATCAGATTCTGTTTCTAAGTTAGTTCCTACGTTTATATTTGAGGTACCATAGTTACGATGTTTTTTACAAAATAGAACATATTGCCCCATCATGATTTTTTTATACTCTGCTGTTAGTTCGGGGTATTTTTCTTCACACCACTTTACTGCGGCATCATCTTCTTCAGTAAAATTGATCATTTTTTCATTAATTTTTTGGTTTCAGAATCTTGGATTCCCATATGTTTTAGCATATTTTTGATTTCCTTTTTTTCAAGGATACCTAAATATTCTTCAGCTTGTTTATTAGAACATTCTAAATAAGCACTTATAGTTTCTAATAAAATAGGATTAAACTTAGCTGTTTTATTTCCCTTAATCCATTTGTTATATCTAAAATTATTATCAGTCATAGATTGAAGATATTTAAAAGATTCTTTAGGAGTAGGAGTATAATGTTGAATTCTATTTACAATATCTAAGTAATTAGAATTAAAACTTAATGCTTTATTTATAATAAATGTATTATAAGCCTTTTGTTCATCCTCATTTAAAGATTCCCACTTGATTTTTTTATTATGAATTAATTTTAAAAAATCAAAGGGTGTCATTTGGTAAAAATTCTTTATTTACATGGTCACATTTACTACAAGCATATACAGGAATAGGAATCAATGCAGGTTCACCTGTAGGTGATAGCATAGGCGATAATTTACGCATCATACTTACTTGAACAAAATGCTCGTGGCCACATTCTTCACACACTACAGGTGTGGTTTGAGAAAAATCTATATTAAATTGTTGCGGTTCCATTAGCCGAATTTTTTAATAGGTTTTTTAAATCTAAGTTTATGATAGCGGTTGTATTTTTTGTTAAACCATTTATACCATTCTTGGTATTGTTCATATCTTTGATGGGAGGAATTTACACTCATAATTTTAATAATTTATTTAACATTGCGGCAACGCAGATTTCTTTATCTACTACAAACCCATACTCATATTGATATTGAGCTATTACAATTATTGCATCACCTACGTTTGTAGTATATTTTTCAACATTATCGTATAAACATCTAAATAGTGATTCAAATTGTGTAGCACCACTATCAGCTATAATTTGTCTAATATCGTTGATTTTAATTTTGTTTTTTAATCCCTCTACTACTTTATTTTCAAAATCAGTGTTTTTAAGGGATTTAGTATCTAATACTAATTGATTATCCTTTAAACTACCCTGTAGAGTGTTAAGGATTTTTCTAATATCAGGGTAATGAGTAAGTATTACTTGTCCTAAGTCTTCTTTGGAATATTTAATTTTTTCCAAATCACAGATCTGGAGAAGATGTTGACCAACTTCCTTTTTAGATGGAGGAGTAATACCAAAAGCCATACAACGAGACTGAAGGGGAGAAATAATACGATCAAGGTAATTGCAGGTAAGAATGAACCTACAGGATGCACTGAAACTTTCCATAACATTTCGAAGAGTTGCCTGTGCTTGGGCGGTGAGGTAATCTGACTCATCTAATATAACTACTTTTAATCCGTTAAACCCAATACTAGAAGCAAATGGGATAATTTTATCTCTAATAGTGTCAATACCTCTTTCATCTGAGGCGTTAATGTAAAGATGATCTGCTCCTAACTGCCCTACTATTAGTTTGGCCAACGAGGTTTTTCCTGTCCCCGCTGGACCAAACAATAGTAAATTTTGCAGCTGGCCTGTTTTTAGATATTCTTGTATTTTGGTTCTAACAGTGTTGTCACCAACAAATCCATCTAAATTTTTAGGTCTATATTTCTCTGTAAATAGATCCATTAGAACATAGATGTTGGATCATTGAGGGGTTCTTTTTCCTCATTGGGTTTATTAACAATTATACACTCAGTTGTTAAAAGTGTATTAGCAGCTGATGCAGCATTTTCTAATGCACAACGTGTTACTTTAGTAGGATCAATAATACCTTCAGAGAACATATTAACTTTATTTTCTACTGATA